GCTGTAGAGAATGCAGCCCTTTATGAGGATGAACTTCGCCAACTTCACATGAAGTTAAGTGCAGAAGCAATCCTTGACCCAACACGCATACCACAATTTAATAAAGCATCTATGCTTCGTCAAGCATTTTCTGGAAGCCAGAAGTTTATTGACCTTAGAGCAGGCGCTGCTGGCGCACCAGTTCGAGTTTTAACAGGATTCTTCTACAAGCGTCCTCGTGGATGGATTGACTTTACCGACAATCAATCAGTTCAAACTGTAGATAACATGCTTAGCCGTGTTCGTGGTATCGCTGGTCGTCAAGAAGAGGCCTATGCTACTCAGATTAACATAGCAAAGAATAGACTTAATACTCAAACTCTTGCTCCTGAAGAAGTTAAACTTCTTAAAAAAGAAATTAAGAGTCTTGAAGATGATTTAGGTAAGGCTCGTTTTACAGTTGAGCGTAAGCAAGAATTGTTTAATGAATATACTATGGCGACAAACGCTGCTGAACGTGCTAATGCTTTCCAGAAGATTGAACAAGAACTGTTTAATACTGTAGCAAAGCAATTTGGATTTGATGAGTCAGATGTTCGTGCAGCATGGGGTCTATTTGCTGGTGGACGTTCTAAGGCGCATAACATTATCCGTGAGCGTGCCTATACTGGAGCAACAAAGACGCTAGATGATGGTAGAGTTGTACCAGTTGGTGCAAAAACTACCCCAGTTCTTGGCTCTGAAGACCTTAAGTACATTATTCCACTACCTTTGAATGAGACTCAGTTGGTAAAACAACTGCCAGTTCTTGATATCGATACAATGTACAACGCATTAAACAGATTATCTAGAGCACGTCGTTCCGAAAAGGTAGGCGTTTACTATAAGACTAGGGCTGGTGCTGTAGATTTAGTTGATGGCCTAGATTCCCTTATTAAGTTTGAGGTTCTTGCACGTATTGGTTACCCAGTTCGTAACGTTAGCGAAGGATTCCTTCGTATCCTAACAACAACTGGTCCATTAGCCCTTGTTGCTGGCATACGAGAGTCAAGCCGAAAGATGTTTGACAATAGGTTCAAAGATGCATCTCTTGAAGATATGTATCAATGGAGTGACGATGTCAAACTCCAGGCACATAGAGACGAACTAGATGCCATGAGAGATTTGGCTGATGACCCAGACCTAATCGATGCTCAAATTGCTGATATTGATAACATGCTTGCTGGTAAAACAGAGGTAAAAGATAAGTTTGGTTTAGGCCTTAGAACAATAGATGGTATAACATACCAAGATGCCCTAGGTGCTGGACCTGAACAGGCTGAGTTTATCAAGAAGAAGTTCATTACTGAGTCTGCTCGTATTGTAGATGACCATCTTTCCAATACTCGTAACAAATTAAACAATGTGTTCGAGACAACTGGAGATTTCGTAGTTATTCGTGGCGATGACCCTAACTGGGCGCAAGCATATGAGCGAGTCGTAAACCGACAAGTACGTAACTCTAAGATTACACAGATTCTTTTGCAGAATAAGCCAAGAGAACAGGTTATCAATGAGGCTGAATACTTCTTACTGAAGACCGATGAGGGCCGTAAGATTATGCGTGTCCTTGCTATGGGTAGAGATGCCCGTGCTATTGCAGAAGCAAACATGGATAACATAGATGAACTATTTCCTTCATGGGCTTCAAGTCTTAAAGAGATAGCCAAGACTCGCAAGGTTACATATGATGATATTAAGAAGACTTTTGGTACAGATACATTAAACTACCCAGCAGTTAACGCTGCTCAGGTGGGTGCTGCTAATGGAACACACCAAGCAATACGATATGCTTCTGGAATCCGTGATAAGTTCTACAAATACTTCGGTGAAATTCCTGAGACAAACCTAGTTCGTCAACCATTATTCGTAGATTTCTACCGTAAGCGTATGGAAGCGCTTGTACGTAATGCTATAGATACATATCCTGGTGATACAATTCCACCAGATTATATACGCAAACTAGAGAACAATGCTCGCCAATGGGCTAGAGCAGAACTCCGTCGTACAGTCTATGATACATCAGAGCGTATAGATGCAGCGTATACAATGCGGTATGCATTCCCATTCTTTGGAGCATTTGGCGATGTGGCTGAAAAGTGGAGCCGTATTGTAGTTAATGACCCAACTGTTTTCCGTAAGTTGGATATAGTCTACAACTCACCTGACCGTCTTGGTATTACTGAAGAACGAGATGGCAAAACATACATTAACATTCCTGGTGAATGGGTTAAGCGTATGTCATTCGGTAAGGTTGAAAGACCACTGGCTATTCCTAAAACAAGCCTTGACTTGCTATTCCAAGGTAATCAATGGTGGAATCCAGGTGCTGGATGGTTCGTTCAAATTGGAACTTCATTCTTCATTAAGGCTGTTCCAGATGCAGAACGACTTGCTTTAGTAAAAGAAATCCTACCTTATGGTCCAACTGGTACAACACCAGGTGAATTTACAAAAGATTTGTTAGTGCAGAACTCAGGTGCTAAGCGTATCTGGTCTCTATTTGATAACAATGATGCAACACGTCGTAATTTAACTGTTCTTATTGCTATGGAAGAGAACCATAAATATGATAATGGACTTCGTGAGACTACACCTACAGCAAAAGAAATTGATACTAAGGTTAAACAAATCCTTGCTTTAGAAGCAGCGGCTAAACTAACCCTACCTTTCGCTACAAATACTCGTTCTCCTTATCAGTTCTATATTGATGAGTGGCACAGAATGCGTGAAGAAGACCCTGAGAATGCATCTCAGAAGTTCTATGATACATATGGAGAAGAATACTTTGTATTCTCTACAAGTCTATCTAAGAACAATACTGGTATTGCTGCTACAATTGAGGCAGAGAAACGTTCTCGTGAACTATCTGACTTGATTGCCAAGAATCCAGAGTATGGTTGGTTCATTGTAGGCGATGCTAACGCTGGTGAATTCTCACCTAGCGTATATCAAAGCCAACGTGGTACACCAGTTGCCCCTGGAAGCACAAAGAAATTCCGTGAATCACAGGACCCATATGATGCAATTGCTTCTACTCAGGCAGAAAAGGGTTGGATTACCTATAACAAAGGTATGGATATCCTTGAGGCTGAGCGTATTGGAAGAGGATTACCTAGCCTAAATGTTAAGGCTGCCGAGGATTTGGCTGAACGTAAACGTCAATTCATTGATGAACTTAGCCAAGAGAACCCAGAATGGGCTGAGATTCGTGGCAAGATTGATACTCAAAAGGTATACAACTTCTTGAAGTTTGCTAAAGAAATCATATCTGACCCTAGAGTTTCAGGTAGAGCAGACCTTCAGGGCATGTCTGACTATCTAGAAGGTAGAGATTATGTCCGTAGTATTCTTGCAACCAGAGGCAGCAAGTCTATTAACGCAGTAGAAAATCAAGACATCAAGGAAATGTGGGACACATTTACTGGTGGATTACTAGATGAATATATATCATTCAGTAGAGTATACAATCGTATTCTTGAAAATGATGACTTGACGAAAGGCTTGTAGTGTGAGTGACGCATTAGATAAATTAAAAGGTGGCAGTACAGGCTCTGTTGCTGGAAAAGTCTACGTTGGTCCAGGTAAAACAAAGACCATTAAAATGAAGAAGACTGGACAAGAACTTACTATAGAGTCTTCTACTGCATCAGTTACTGACCTGAAGTCTAGTTATTATACTGACCCAGCGGTTGAGGCTAACTGGATTAAAACTCTTCAGAAGTATGGTTATGGTAGTGTTGACCCACTTAAGGCTGCAGCAATCTATGAGTTAGCAGTTGATGGCGCAGGGTCTTGGTATCAGAAATCTAAAGGTTCTCGTCAAATAACTCCTGAGCAATACCTACAGTGGTATGCTAAGAACCAGGGTGTTGGTGATGATAATAAGCCTAAGGTATCTGTACAGAAGTATCTATTCCAACCAGAAGAAATTCAATCTTTGATTGACGATACACTTAAAAGCGTTCTTGGTCGTAAGGCTACAGATAGCGAGAACAAAGAATTCTATACTGCTATCCAAGGCATGATTGAAAAGGGAACAGTTACCACAACCAAAAAGGTTGGCGGAAAAACTGTAACCGAAACCAAGCCTGGCTATACTAAAGAAAAGGCTCAAGCCTTAATTAAGCAGAGTGTAGAAGAGAAGGCTCCACAAGATTTAGCGGAGAAGCAAAGCCTTGACTTTGGCGACTTCCTATCAGGACTAGGAGGCTAAAGTGGCAGAGACAGCATACGGTATTACCGCTGATTTAATCAAACAATTTCCAGAACTTCAAAAGGTATTTGACCTATGGAAGGCTGGCAATACAACTGACGCAGAGTTAGAGTATTACAAAACTAGTTACTATAGAAATCTTACTTCTAATGCACAGACACGTCAAAAGAAGAAGGCTTCACAGCCTGGTGTATACGCTCAAGAATTTGAATCATATAAGTTAGAGCAGAAGAAAAGACTTGCTGCAAAAGGTGTAGTTGTAGATGATGCTACCCTAGAGAATGCATATCTTAAAGGACTTAGTGATACACAACTAGACCTCAATGCTCTTATTGCTGCTAAAGGAAAGCCAATTGGTGGCTCTACATTAGGTAGCGTACAGAGTCTTAAAGAGTATGCCGATGCTTTTGGTATGTCATACTCACAGAGAAGTCTAGACGCATGGTCTCAGGGTATCTTTGCTGGTACTACAACAACTGATGACATTCAAGCATTAATCCGCAGAGATTCTGCTAGCGCATTCCCTGGTTATTCTGACCAGATTAATAAAGGAACAAGTGTTGAAGCATTGGCTTCAGCCTATAAATCTTCTATGGCTAACATTCTAGAGATTGACCCAGATACTATTTCGTTTAATGACCCTACCCTTCGTAGAGCATTACAATATATCGGCACTGATGGTAAGCCTTCAGTTAAACCAATCTGGCAATTTGAGACTGAACTTCGTCAAGACCCTCGTTGGGAAAAGACAGACAATGCTAGAAAAACTGTAGACTCACTATCATTAAAAGTCCTTCGTGACTTTGGATTGGCGTAAACGTGGCTGCTCCTAAACCTAAAGTACCTGTTGCTAGTACAACTACAGTAAAATCTGGACAAACAATTTCAGCAATTGCTGCTAAAGCAGGCGTTAGCGTTGCTGCAGTAGCGGCTGCTAACCCACAAATTTCTAATCTTAACCAGATTAACGTCGGACAAAAAGTAAATATTCCTGTTGTCAACACAGCAACAAAGACTGCAACTAGCACATATGCTGGTGGAGTAACTGGTGGAACTAATCCATTCTCTCCTACCTCTGGCGTAAGCGCTGCTAAACTTGAAACTATTTCTAAGGCTGCTGGTATTACACCAGTATCTGGTTCAACTGGTGCTACTGGTGCTACTGGTGCTACTGGTAACGCAGCAGCAGATGCCGCCGCTAAAGCGGCTGCAGATGCAGCAGCAAAGGCTGCAGCAGACGCAGCGGCTAAAGCCGCAGCAGACGCGGCTGCTAAGGCAGCAGCAGATGCTGAAGCAAAAGCCAAAGCAGAAGCAGAAGCCAAGGCTAAAGCAGAAGCAGATGCTCGTGCAGCAGAACTTGAAAGAATTAAGGCAGAACTTTTAGCAGCATCTGAAGCAGAAAGAGCAGCACTTCTTGCTCAACTTGCAGCAGCACAGGCCGCAGCAGATGCCGCAGCAGCGGCAGCAGCAAATGCAGCAAATGCAAATGCAGCAGCAATAGCGGCAGCAAACGCAAACGCACTGGCAGCAGCAAACGCTGCGGCCTTAGCAGCGCAACAAAAAGCAGCAGAAGATGCAATCAAGGCTGCAGCAGAAGCAGAGCGAGTTGCTGCACAAAGAGAATCAGTCGGTAAGATTGTAGCAGATAGATTTGCTAAGTTTGGTCTTGCAACTCTTGGTGCTAAGATTCTTGACCTTGCTCGTCAAGGATATACAGAAGATACTATTACCTTAGAACTACAAAATACTCCAGAGTATCAGCAACGATTTGCTGCTAATGCCCAGCGTATTAAGAAGGGACTTAGTGTCCTTACTCCTGCAGAGTATCTATCTAATGAAGATGCATATCGTCAAACACTTAGAGCATATGGATTAACTCAGTTTGACAATGATGCATATGTGAGACAGTTCATTGAGAATGATGTATCTCCGTCAGAGTTATCAACTCGTGTATCTATGGCAGTTCAGAGAGTTCAGAACGCTGACCCTGCAATTGCTAGAACACTTAAAGACTATTATGGAATTGGCTCAGCCGACATGGTTGCCTATGTTCTTGACCCTAATCAGCAATTACCTAAGATTCAACGTCAGATTGCAGCAGCCGAAATTGGCGTAGCCGCAAGAGTACAAGGACTTGAGACTGGTGTTTCTGTAGCAGAACAACTAGCAGCACAAGGAATCACACAAGCCGAAGCACAAAAAGGATATGCAACAATTGCAGATATCCTACCTACCGCACAGAAGTTAAGCGAAATCTACGGAACAACACTTCCTGGATATAACCAAGCAGAGGCAGAACAAGAAGTATTTAATACTCTAGCCTCAGCGCAACGTAAACGTAAAGCACTTACTGAAAGAGAGATTGCATCATTCTCTGGTAAGTCTGGAACTACGAAAGCATCGCTACTTAGCACAACAGGCGGACAATACTAGAATCCTGACATTGACCTATCGGCCCAATGCAGCGTATAAGACCGACAGTAGGAGCCAGCCAGTTTCCCCGAACTGAACTGCGGCCTGCGACTAACAACGAATAGAAGGGTGGTAGTTGCTATGAGCAACAATTACTGGGAAGATGAAGACGAAGACCTAGATACTGACCAAGGTTTCTCTGGTGATGGAAGTGACTTGATTAAGAAGTTACGGAAAGCAAAGAGAGCCGATGAGAAGCGTATTAAGGAACTCACTGAGCAACTTGAGGGATTATCCAAAGTGCAGCGTGAGCGAACCGTCAAAGAAGTCCTGGAAAAGAAAGGCGTAAACGCTAAGGCTGCACGCTTAATTCTTAAGGATATCGATGATGTTAACGAAGAGACAGTTTCTAACTGGCTCGATGATAATGCAGATTTATTCGGAATTAAAGTACAGCAAGATGAATCCAATATGCCAGAACAAGACCGTGCTGCTCTAAGACAGCAGGATGGTCTGACACAGGCCGCGTTTACTCCAGACAGAATGGAAGAACTTAACTCAAGAATTGACAATGCAGATTCTATGGATGCATTGTTAGATGTTCTTCGTTCACAACAATCATCATAGTTTCTAGTCACTGGAGGTGACGAATGGCATATGTATCAACAGCCTCTGACAATCTCGGAGGAACCGCTGGTGGTGCTGGTCTAGTACAGAAGGCGTATGACCGTCTTCTAGAATTCGCTCTCCGCTCTGAACCACTAATTCGTTCAGTCGCAGATAAGCGCCCAGCCCGTCAAGCAATCCCTGGCTCAACCGTTGTTCTACAACGTTATGTTGACCTTTCAGCAGCAACAACTGCTCTAACAGAAACAACTGACCCAGATGCAGTAGCAATGTCTACACCAACATCAGTAACCATTACTCTTAACG